CGATTGACTTACGATGAGCTAATCGGCAATCAAAATTGGCAATAGGCGCGGGAAGAAAAAGAAAGGTTAGACTTTAGCCTTTCTTTTTTCTTCTTTCTTTTGTTTTTCGGCTTTCTCGCGTTCTTCTATTTCCTTTTTAGGAACTTTCACGATTTCTCTGATAAATTCATCAAATCGCTCAAACTCATTCGCGCTCGGTTTTTTCAGTTTGAAATTTTTACTTTCCATATTTTTCGATAATATCATTGATGCTTTGAATAAACACGCTTGTATCGGCGTAAAAGTTTGGATAAGACTCTCTTAATTTACCTAAACTGTCAACCTCAACAAGCACCACTTGTATTTCGGGCTTATCTTCATACTCTTTTTCCCGTTCTGCTAATTCAGTGGTCGCTTCTACCAGTTGATTAGATGCAAAACCTTTGGCGCTGACTGACCTTTCTTTTGCATTAAATGTTACTAAAAATCTCTTGAAGTCCTTAAAACCTTTCTGTGTGCGGTCAACGACTACTACGCAACCACCTAAAAAAGTTTCAACTTGTAGCTCATTCCAGTAATGGTTTAGTTCATCAATAAATTCTTGTCTTGTTCCTTCCACAGTGCCGGGAACAAGCTCACATTCTTCCATTACTGAATAAACATTACTTGCCAATGCAAAAAACCTACGCCAATCGGGATTTCCGATGCCTGATTTGAGTTGTTCACCTAAAAACGCCGAAGCCGTTTCAACTGCGGTCGCCCAGTAATGCTGAAGCCTCGACCGTATTTGGATTTCAATTTTCAGCCCGTTCCACTCTTGACAGTTGGGCGTAAAACTTTGGTATCTGTAAATTAAATGAATCCCTCTATAACCTGTTGCTTTAGGAGTCTCAATATAATCGTCTCTATCTATCAACTGAGGTCTGCCCAACGGATTCTTTGCGTTTGCGGTTTCGTAAACATCGACTAGCGCATTGACTAAGTCAATGCTTTTCATAATCGCTCGGCAGCCACCTATATCCTGCATTGACCCAAGTTGGCTGTTGCCAAGCAACCTGAGCTTGCTTTCGATTGATGAGAGACGCTTTAATCTCTGTGCTGTAATGGCAGTTTTTTCAACTCTTTTAGCTCTATCGGTCAGCGTCTTTTTTATCGTCTGCATCGGATAGATATGTGAAAAACGCCAGTTATTAACAACTTCAATTGCCTGACTATATTCGATGGAATCCGGCTCTGCGTGAACTAATACGTTTCCAGCCCTGCTAACTGCTTTTTTACTATGCTGTGGTGTAATATAAGCCATATCTGATGTTACAATCAGTTACCTTACTGAGTCAAGTATATTATTACCTAAATAACAAATAGGAGTCAGAATACCCAATTCGATAATAAGATTTCTATAGAAGTAGTAGTTGAACAAACTTATTGCACCCGCACTGGGCAGGATGCCTATCGGAAATTTAACCGCCATATTTGATATAGGAAATAGCAAGGGGTCAGGAGTAACGCCGACCAACATATCCAAAATTAGATGTGACATGCCTGCTAGTATTACTTGTATGCTTTTTACTTTTATCTCCTTGTTCTTCTTTAATAAGAGAAAAATAATTGTAATAACAGGTAAAAGCAGGGCGAAGGCAATTGAATGAGTTATTCTTATTCCATTATTGTGTGTAGATTGTAATTTTATAAAAACATAGTCAACGTCAGGAACTAACGCACAAACCACTAGCCAACTTAGCCAGATAATTCTACTTCTTCTGTTATTTCCTTTATCGGCACACTTAAATACTGTGATGGCGATTAAACTATGACCTATAAACGACGACATAAGTTTTATTTGTCACTTGATTAAAAACTCTTACAGTCCAAATTAGTTTTGTGCAGAAATAAAATCTACATCTAAACCGTCTCGAAAAGGGGCGTTTTTGAGACACATAGAAACTCTAGTCCTCTCCTTTAGCATTTATATATGTCCACAATTTAAAGTCGTCGCCCGGATAAATATTCCAGATAAAAATCTCATATCTTTTCGGAGAAGGAGTATCTTTTTCAAACTTGACTATAAATTCCTGCCTGACTTGAAGTTGTCCATTATTTCCGCTTGGATCTACAACGACGCTATCTGTGACTAAGTCCATCTTTTCGACTTTGCCAAGCGTATCAACAGCCTCTTGGATATTTTTTAGAGCTTCTGCCTTTGGAACTTTCAACAGGGAATTATCATCAATCATTTGATAAGCATCTTCAAATTTCCTCTCTTCCATCAGGCTATGCAACTGTTTGACCTTCTCGATGGCTTTGACTTTCAAATCATCTCTGTTTTTAACATCCTTAACCTGTTGAGTCTTTGTTTCTCTATTGGTTTTATTTTTACTGTTATAAACTGACTGAACCGAAAATGAACAAGAAATAGACACAAGCGCCGAAAATAAAATAAGCGGGAGAATAAATTTAGTTTCTCTAAATTTAGTCATTGTGTTTTAACATCTTAAAGAAGTCTAAATAAGCAATCTTCATTTTGTCTCGAAAAGGGTCCTTTATGGGACACAATATTACTCTGTTTTTACTGTTCCGAAAAGGGGCGTTTATGGGGCACTTTTTAAACTTGCTGAGACATCCTTAAATATTTAAATGTTTTTAAGGGACAAACGAATTAGGAACGGGTCGGTCATTTATTGTTCCGAATTGTTTTGCCGCAAAACCGGCAGTTGATTGCAGCAAATACCAGTCGCCATCTCTGTAAACAGCTAAATCGGTTTTGCCGTCGCCGTCGTAATCAGCCGGCACGGGTTTATCGGTTGAGATGCCGAATTGAGTCGCCGTAAATCCGAGATTCGAGCGTGATAGATACCACACTCCGTCTGATGGACGATAAACAGCCAGGTCGGTTTTCCCATCCCCGTCGTAATCGCCCGCCACAGGCTTATCCGAAGCGATGCCGAATTGAGCGCCGAAAAATCCATCGCGGCTTCTTATTCCGTACCACGTGCCGTCGCGGTAAACTGCCAAATCGGCGCGACCGTCACCGTCAAAATCCGCGCCGACAATCGGCTTGTCGGACGCGATGCCGAATTGATCGGCGCGGAAAGAATCGTTCGAGCTGTTTAAAATGTACCAGTTTCCTTGACGGTAGACCGCCAGATCAACTTTCGTGTCGCCGTCGTAATCAGCCGGCACCGGAACGTCGCCCGCTTGTCCGAAATGAGCGGCGACAAATAGACCGTTTGAGCTGTTCAAGCGATACCAATCGCCGTTGCGAAACACGGAGACGTCCGTTTTCCCGTCGCCGTCGTAGTCTGCCGGAACAGTCTGGTCGGCGCCGACTCCAAACTGAATGCCGCTGCTTTGATTCGTTGAGCTGTTCAGCCAATACCATTCCGCCGCGGCGGCGTTCGGTCGGAAAATCGAGATGTCGTCCCTGCCGTCGCCGTCGAAATCGTAATCGCGGTGCTGCCCGCTGTTAAGGAAACGGGCGATTGTTATGCCGCCGCCGGTCGTCACGATCTTGCCGTCAGCTTGCAGCGCCAGGTCTATCGGCGCGGCGGCGGGTGCAGCAGGATTCGTTGCGATGCCGCCGCGCCCGAAGCTGGGGTCGAGTGATCCGTCCGGGTTGTACCTGATGATGACCGCGCCAAAGCCCGACGCGGAACCGCCGACCAGCACTTTGCCGTCAGCGGGCTGGGCGACCACACCGCCGACGTTATCGTAACCGCTGTTGACGAACGTGACTCTGCCGCCGGCACCGAAGCCGGCGTCGAGCGAGCCGTTCGGGTTGAGCCGCAGTATTTCGAAATCGTAAGTGTCCAGACTGCCTGTGCGGGTCATACCGACAGCGGAAATCTTCCCGTCGCTATGCAGGGCAAGGTCAACCACGCCGCCTTCGAAAACGGTTCCCGGCATAAACGCGATTCCGTTTGTGCCGAAACTCGTATCGAAACTTCCCTCGGGATTCAAGCGGGCAAAGATGTAGCCCGTATCCGGCAAGTTAACGGCGTAGCCGCCGACAAGAATCTTGCCGTCGGTTTGGATGACCATTTCGCGAGCAATTACGTCGCCGGTCTGCGTGACTTGCGAAACGCCGATAAAACTGCCTGACGGGCTGAGCCTCACCATGTCGATGCGGGTTCTGTTGCTGCAGTCCGGGCATCTGCCGCGGGTTCCGGCAAAAACGATTTCGCCGTCTGCTTTAACGACGACCGCGCCGATGCTGTTGTGCCAGCCGAGCGAAGGCATAACGAGCTTGCCGTCTCCGTCGAAGGTCGTGTCGAGCGTGCCGTCCGGGTTATAACGGGCGAGGGCATAGGCGCTGCCGGCGAACGGAGCGCCGTACTCGTAAGCCGCCCTGCCGACGACCACGATTTTCCCGTCCGGCTGCAGCACTGCATCTTTTATCTCGTCCTGTCCGGCGCCGCCACCGGACGTTCTCATATCAGTCAGGACGACGCCGTTCGTACCGAACGAGGGGTCGAGCTGACCGTTCGGCAGAAGTCTCGCCACGGCAAAATCCGTGCATTGCGGGCAAACGCCGGTTCTGGCATAACCGGCAATAATGAGCTTGCCGTCCGCCTGGACGAGAATCGTGTCGGAAGCGCGCGGCGTCATCGCGACATTTAACTCGACGGTACCGTTAAGCCCGAATGTTAAATCGAGATCGCCGGGCGCCGCCGCAAAAACCGAAAAACTGAAAAGCAAAATGAGCAGCGCAATTGAAATCGCAGATGAAAAATACGCCTTTTCGCCTGCGATAAAATCCGGTAAATAATTTAAAAGCATCGAGCTTTCTCCTCCGGGGAAATTCGCGTGAGCCGTGCAAAGATTGAATCCTTCTGAAATGAATAGTGCAGTTATTATATGCTTAAAGTCGTTTTTTACCAATAATTGATTCTTTCGGTTAGTTTCCTAATTTTATGGCACTGAAAATTAAATATTTTCAACAACTCAAAAAGGTCTCAAAAAGGGTCGTTTATGAGACAACACTAATATATCATCACGAGATTAGCACACTACTAAAATTTGCATTCAATCCACTTCGAGAACTTTAATCGATTCCTTCAGATTTTCCTCGTCCGGATTCAAATAAATCTGCGTCGTCCGGATGTCGGAATGACCGAGCAGCAGCTGAATCTCGCGCAGGGATACTTTTTTGCTCTGGTCGAGGCGCGTGCCGAAGACGTGGCGCAAATCGTGGAGACGTAAATCTTCTCTTCCGATTTCTTTCCGAATCGTCTCCCAGGCGGTTTGCAGTCTCAAACTTGGATGTATTTGGTGTGAATTTAGGTGTGAATAATAAAAGAGGTATTAAGTAATACCTCTAAACTGTTGAAAATAATGGTACACCCGGCAAGATTCGAACTTGCGACCCTCTGATTCGAAGTCAGATTCGTTATCGCTTTTCCTTCCGCCCGCAAATTGCTGACAAATTAAACCTTTAGATTGTTTTCCAGCATAACCCGAAAAAGGCGAATCTACATATTTATCTACTTTATTTTTTAAAATTTTCGGATTTTTTCACTTTTTCACTTTTTTATAAGAACCTTAAAATTACGTAAAAAGGTAATTTCGTGGTGTTTTTCGCTTTTTTCTTGCTTGCTTTGCGTTTCAGCCGCCGATCGGAATTTCTCCGGCAACCGTCGCGCCCATATTCCCGCAAAAGTTTCCGGTCGGCGTGTCTCCTGTGATATTCACAGTACTGCCCATATTTCCGCAAAAGCCTCCGGTCGGAAGATGTCCTGTAAATGCTCCGGTCGGTAAATCTCCAGTCAACATATTTATTTCTCCTTTACTCGTCTTCGTCGAAAAATTTCGCCAGCTCGTTGTAATCATCGTCCGTTTCAATCCGCGCCGAAAATAAATCCGCGAGCGCGATGACGTCGAATTCCGAGATTAAGTTTTCGCTGTCAATTACCATTTCGGTTTAAGTTTGTTTAAGTAAATCTAAATTTTGTGCTCGACGAAAATCTTTCTCCGCAAGCTGATTAATTTTCGCGGATAACCGATAGAGTCCTCGATTTGCCAGTCTTCCAGCGTGAGCAGCATCGATTGCGGAATCAGGGCGACGGCGGCGAAGAAATTGGCTTCCGTTTCGATTTTTCGCCGGTGATTCTTGTCGCTGAAGGCGGCGTAACCAATCGGGTGCAGCATAAAGTGCGCCGCCTCGTGAAACAAAACCCAGTTGTAATAAACCGACTTGATATATTCGTGAATCAGGATGACCGGGTATTTGTCGCGATGCACGCGGTACTCGCCCAAGCCTTCGATTAAATCGGTTTTGATTATCCGCGCGCCGTTCGATTCGCAGAAATCGTAAATTTCCTCTGCCGTGATAACTCTCTTATTCCAGTCGGGAAAATGGAAAGTTATCGTGTGAGCCAGCAAATTCATTCGATATCCCCTTGTTCTCAAACTTTCTAATCTTCAATCAATAAATCCAGCTCGCGGTCCAGCATCTCGAATAACGCCTGGGCGCGCTCCTTTTTCGTCGCCGGCACTTTGCCGAATTTCAGCGAGAGATTTTCAACTCTTTGTTTGCCGATTTCTATATCGTCCGGAGCTTTTCCGCTCAGGCGCGAATAAATCTCCGCCTGCGTGACGCCGAGACCGCGCGCCAATCCTTCGACCGTCGTCGAAGATAAATTCTCCACCCGCTTATTGACTACATCGCTGACGGTGGAATGGGTGATCAGCCCGCCGCTTTTCGCAGCGGCTTTTCGATAGCTTAAATTTTTTTCTTTAAGAACTCGCCGGACAAAATCCGACAAATCTTCCTGTATGGTCGCCACGACATTATGTATATCATAGCGCACGTAAGGATTTTCATACAATTTGTAAGCTTGGCTTGACATAACTAATCAAATTAATTTACTGTAAATTTGCTCATACAGTTTGGACGGAGAAAAAGACGAATGAACGGTTTAGAAAAAATTCAAAAAGACATCGCCCAACAGCTCAGGGTTGAAATGGCGAAGCAGGAATTGAAGGACGCGAAGTTAGCCAGACAAAGCAAATTGGCACGCCCGACAATAACCATGCTGCGAAACGGTTCACAACTTCCGACTGTCGAGACGCTCTGTAAAGTGGCTAACGGTTTGAATAAAAAACTCAGCATTAAATTCGAAGAACTGCCAGCCAATTAAAAAGGCTGAATAAAAAAGGTTTTTCAGAAAACCGATGAATTTACCCGGCGAAAGAATTCTCAAAAACAGCGAAGTCAACGCGCGGCTCGGCGTGACGGATTATCAGCGCCGACAGCTCGTCGAGAAGGGAATTTTAGACGCGCCGATTGACGCCGGCGGGAAACACCCGCAGCACACTTTGAGCCAGATCGAGCGCGCGCTGAAGCGAATCAGCCGGCAAGCCGCTTCGACAGCAGCGCCAAAAGCTTCCAGCGCCAGACCGACGCGCCCCTTATCCAGAGAGATGATTTCCAGAATCCGGAACGCGCAATTTTCTTAAATTTTTCGAGAGGTGATTTTTCTATGACTTTAATCAGCGATGACGATGACGACCGGTACGCGTTTGATTGGCGCGACGTTTTACTGCTGCTTTCAATCGGCGGCGTGACGCTCGTTTTACTTCTGATTTTGTAGACAAAAGGTGATTTATGAACCACTCACACGAATGTAAAATCTGCAATTCAAATTTTCTTTGCTCGAAACAGTCCTGCATTTATTCGCCGGGCAAGCTCTGCGCTGGCTGTCGCCAGGAGAACTGGACGATGTTTTTGATTGTCGGCGGCGCGGTGGTTTTATCCGTCGCGGTGATTTTTATTTACAGAATCTTTCGCGGCTGATTGGAGAAATAAACGGCGCGAATCTTTCAGCCGAGCGTTTTGCGCGATAAAACGCTTCGCCGAGCGATTCGCTCGAAAACACCTCTTCGGAGGAAATTTAATTATAGGAGGATACCCCCGAAATTTTTCCGTGATATTTGGCAACCGGCTCGATTGGCTTAACCGCCGTTCGAGCCGGATTTTAAAAGTTTTTTGAGAATTGATTTTCGTTGTGCCCAGAGCTGTAAAGCAAACGGCGGGAAAAGAAGACCTTTTCAGGTTGGTACCGATGACCGTGAATCGCTACCTGTCGGTAAAAACCAGCGGCGAGGCTTTCAGCTTTGGGCAGAGCGAAAAATCTTGAAAAGTTATGACGGGCGCGAAAGTTTTTGAATCTCCTCGATTTATCTTTCGCGGAAGAAAAGCGGCGACTATTGAGCCGGTCGCCGCTTCCGTCACCAATTTTATTTGACAAGTTATGACGGGCGCGGAGGTTTCTTCAGAACTCCTTTGGTGGACTTTCGCGTAGACCAAGCGGCGATTTCAAGTGGAAGAGTCGCCGCTTCCGTCGCCATTTTAAAAAGGCTGATACGAGTCTCAGTATCTCGCATCACCCCTTTTTACCTTCCGCCAACGGGAAGCAAATCAATCAACAGGAGAAATATATCAAATGGTGAAAGCAAATCAAAAGACGCGAACCCCAAAAACTAATTTAACCGGCGAAATCCAGACTGAAACGATTCACGCTCTCGTTAATCATTATTTTGATCCTCAGGAAATCCAGCGGGCAAAAGTTCAAGCCGACCCGATTGAGTTTTTGCGAAAAGCGGCAGTTGAAAGCCGCCGGTCATCCGGCAGAAATAATGTTCGCTGGGTGACGGAAACGGGCGGCAAAGTGTCCGTTTACGTTAAACCCGACGAGTGGCTTAAGACGGACCCGACGATGGTAATTACTCTGAAAGAGTTAGCCAAAAGAGTCGCGGAAACAAAACTGATTTCTGAAACGCCGTCTCCAATCAAATTTCAATTAGTCGAAGAAGAGACGCCGCGCAATCCGTCCGTGTTTATCGATTTGACTTCAATTGTGCCGAGCCCGTTTCCGACGCAGGAAAGACGCCGCAACAGTTTCACGCCGGAAGGTCTGGAATCTTTAGGCGCGTCAATCGTCGAACACGGGCTTATTTATCCGATTGTCGTTCGACCGCTCGCCGACGGCAGGTACGAAATCTGCGTCGGCGAACGCCGGTGGCGCGCCTCGCTGCACAAAGGTCTCAAAGCGATTGAATGCTTCGTCCGCGAGCTGTCGGACGCGCAGGTCGTCGAACTGCAGTACGAGGAAAACCACGAGCGCGAGGAGCCGAACGAGCTGGACGACGCTTTCACGTTCAAGTTCCTGATGGACACCGAAGGCTACACGCGCGAAAAACTGGCGACGCGGTTTCACCGCGAGCGGGCGGAAATCGCCAAAATTCTCAAGCTCAACGATTTGATTCCCGAGGCGGTCGAGGAAGTCGCCGACGGACGCCTGCCGCTCAAACACGCTTATTACCTTTCGCGGTTCCCCGCCGCGACGCAGAAAATAATCGTCGAGGAAAAATACGCCTATAAATTCGGCGATGCGGGCGAAGGCGTCGTTTCGTACCAGGATTTTAAAGACGAAATCGACGAGCATATCCTGCGCCGGCTGGACAACGCGCCGTTCGATATATCGGACCCGCGCCTGCACATCAAAAACCTGCTCTGCGGCGACTGCCGGGAACGCTCCAGCGTCGAAGCTTATCTTTTTCCCGAGCTCGCCGCCGCCGACCGCTGTTTGAATAAAAGCTGTTTCGAGCTGAAAACCAATACGCATATGAAGCTCCAGCGCGAGGCAATCGCCGCGCAGAAAGCGGTCGAGGAAAATAAGCCGGTCGAGGAAGTCATCAAAACCGTCGCGCTCGTCACCGAAAAAAGCTTTCACAATTCGCCTTTCGGCAGAGAAAAAGTACAAACCAATCAAAACCTGCTCGACCAGCCGGAATGCGGTTTTTCGGAATTGTCGCTCGCCATCGGCGGCGAGAAAAAAGGGCAGCAGGTGTATGTTTGCCGGAACGAGACCTGCCCGGTTCATCGCCCGCAGCCGGCTGTCGAAAAACATTTGCAAGAAAATTTGCAAAGGCTCGAAGACGAGTTTGAAGCGAAGGTTAACCGCCTTAACCGGGAAAAGATATTTCGCGCCGCGCTGGAGTTCTTCACCGATTACAAACCTTTCTGGCAGTTCGACGATTTAATTCAGAAGCTAATCGTCGAGTTTTTATTCGTCATTCGTTTTTCGCCCGAGGCGGATATTTTGCAGGCTGTCAGCGATTGGAAAAACGCGCCGAACGGTCTGCGGGATAAAGCGTCAATCGCGGAATTCGTCGCCGCGCTGGACAAAGCCGGGCAGTCGCGAATGTTATTTCTTCTGGCGCATAAAGACGAGCTCGCCGATTGTTCGCGCGCCGGAATTGAAAAACTCGCCGCCGATTACACCAAAATCAAATTCCGGATGCTCGACGCCGAAACTCGGCACGAGCTTGCGCCGGACGAATTTAAAGTTGCTTCGAACCTTTATCTGCAACAAGTCAGAAACGGTCAGCCAGCCGAGATTCCGCGCTTCTGGCTGAAAGAGCCGGACGAGCCGCCGATGCCGCCGGAGATGGAAACGCAGAATTTCGAAACCGTCGCCTAAACGGCAATCTCAAAAGCTCTAATTATTTCAGGAATCGCGGAATCAATCGATGCCAAAGATGCACGCCCGTGTCGGCGAAGACGCCTTTAAGCGGCGCAAGGAGTTAAAAGAAGAGGACGAAAAACGCTGGCAGCCGGAAGCGTTTCTTCTTTACTGTCTCATTCTTCTCTGGACCTGGGGCGATTCGCTCATCTGCCGCAAATCAATCCGGGAACTCTGCGAGCTGTACGACCTCGATTACGACAACTCGATGCGCCGCTACAAACTGCTCAGAAAATTGAAGTGGGTCGAAGTAATTAAAGGCAGAAACGGCGGCATTCGACCGCTCGTCGGCATCGAAAAAACTGTAAAGTCTACAGACAAAACTGTAAAGTCTACAGTTTTCGACTGTAAAGTTTACAGTGAAAACGACCCCAAAACTGTAAAGTCTACAGTTTCCCCTTCCTTATATACAGAGACTTTTCAGAACAGCGAATTGCCAGAGCACACAACACAGCAAAACGGCGCTGCCGGTGTGAGTGTGTCATTTAAAAATTCCCCGGAAACCAACGGGCATAAATCCCGATTCACAATCACCGAATGCCTGGCTTACGTCGATGTCTGCATCGAGAAAGGCGAGGACATCAGGAACCGGCACGGCTTGGCGACGAGCATTTTCAAATCCGGCGAATACGACCCTTTTATCGAGGCGGCGCTGAATCCCGAAATAGAAAAGCAGGCGCGCGAAGCCGACGAGGAAAGAAAACAGAACTGTCCGCGCTGTCACGGCAGCGGCGGCGGGTGGGAAACCGTTTACGACGAAGCCGGGAACGAACTCGGCTCGCGCAAATGCAAACACGAGCCGCTCACGGAAAACGACTTTTTATGGAAATGGCAGCAGAAACAGGAACAACCGACGATAGATTAATCGAGCGCATTCGCGCGCTACAGGGCGAACTGGCTGCCTTGGGCGTCCGGCGCGAGAGTTTCAATTTTCGTCGATTAAACGAGAGCCAGCTGGCGGAAATCGTCGAAGCGCTGGAGAACCAGCTGGAAATGCGAAAAAGGTTTTTAGCCAAAAGCAATTGAATGAGTGATTTGCAAATTTATTTAGAAGTTGCCGACAGCGACAAAATAGCTGAAATACTACGCCGTCAGTATAAAAATGCGGCGGAGCATAGCGCGGTATATTGTCCGTGCGGTCAACTCCGTGCGATTACGGAGGCTTTTCGCTGTCTCTATTGCGGTATTTATTTCTGCGTAGATTGCGCGGAACGGCATTTCGGCAAAACGCGGCGCGAATGGTTTGAGAGTGAAAAAAATTGAAAACTCTCCGAGCTAAAGCAAAAGTCGGAGATTCTCTTGAATAACTATTGAGGTGAACTATGAAAGCAAAGACACAAAAAGAATTAGGCTGGAAGATACATACAGCCAATTTGTTTGACGAAATCTTGAACAAGAATAACAAAATGGGAATATTCAACATTCCTCTTAATATTCTCGGCAAATTGTTAGCCGAAGTTGGCGAACGAGCGTCAGAACTGAATGACCCAATTTTGAATGAATTGATGTGTCGTTTAACGATTTACACAATAGCCGACCCTGAAAGTCCTGATTACGACCCTAAAAAACTTAAGGAGATTTCTTCGTTAGCAGAAAAAACATCGGCTTGAAAGCGCCGATGCTGTGGATTCGATTCATCCCCTACCTAAAGGATAGGGGTCTTCTCTCAAATTTGGATAAATACGGAGTTTTGATTACGAAATTGATAATTCAGCAAACAATGAATCGCGAAATTGATTACTTTTGTCTCGACTGCGGGCAGCCGGTTTATAAAACCACAGCCGGCTGCATTCCGATATCGCACGTCTGCAAAACGCTCGAAGAATTCAAAGCGGATGAAAGACGCCGGCGGGATTTCGAGCGAAGACACATCACGCGCAAAACGCGCTGGGTAATCTTTCGGATGAAGCATATACCGGAAGATTTTTGATTGAAAAAATAAACCAAGAGAGGACGAAAATAAATGAACATATTACGAGCGAAAATCAGAGTAGGCGTCATTCAGGACAATGGCACGACCGCAACGGAAAAGACGTTTGAATCAATTAGCGCGCACGGCGTGTATAGCGAAGACCCGTCAAGCGAAAACAAATCGTTCGCCAAAGCAACGCCGTCATTGACCTTGACGATGCAAATTGATAATCCGAAGGCTTTCGGTTTTTGGGAAGAGGGCGCCGAGTATTATCTCGACATCACGCGAGCCGAAAAATCAGAAAGCTAATTTGTAAATTGAAAATTAAACGCTCGAAACGCCTGATTAAGTATTTCGGAAAGACCGTCCGTTCCTGTCTTTAATCCGCATTTACTAATCAAATTTCCTTCCATAAAGCCTTACAGTTGGCTTTTCGGAATATTTAGCCAGGCGTTTCGACCCGTAAAGGAGAAATTTATGGTCACGGAATTAATTGATGTAAATCAGGATTCCATCAAGTGTCAAAAATGCAGCAGAGTGGTCACCGCCGGCGCGGACGGCACGTGTCCCGGCTGCAACGAATTGATTTGCGTCGTCTGCGGCTGCACGACGTCGCACGCTTGTCCGGGCGGCTGTTACTGGACTCAGCCGGGCGTCTGCTCGCAGTGCGACGCGGCGACGGCGGATAAATTTTAAAGGAGTAATTTTTGTTATGGCGCTAAGAGAAGTCGAAGGCTTGAATTTACAAAGCACCGTCAAGTTGCAGGATTTGGCAAACGCCGGGTTGAATCCGTTCGCCGTCGAATTGCTGGTCGAGTCTTACCGGCTGATGGTCGAGCGAATGGAAAAACTGCCGGAAGAAATTACTTTCGCTTACTGCGGAGTGCAGATTTCGATTAAACCGTATGAGGCGCTCGATTGGGAAAAGGCTTTTAAACATTTCTTCGGCAGGGGGAAGGAATATCAGGCTAACGTCTTTCGACCGATTGCCAAACGATACGAGGGCGGCGAGCGGACGCGCCAGCTGTACGACGAGATGATGTCGGTCGAGTAATTTTAGTTGAACAGGAGAGTTGAAAATGATTGGAAATCCTTCAAAAAGCTTTGAACGGGAACGTGAGACAAAAGAGCTTGTCAGAAAATTAGCCGTTATTACATACGCGAATTTAAAAGCAATTGTGACAACCGGCGTTAAAGACCAGGAATTAGCCAACGATTTCGTGCGGCGAATCGCCGAGCTTGAATTCGACGTTTGTACCGAACTCGAAATACCTCTTTTATTCGATTCTGCCGAACCGGAAAAAGACCGCGAAGCTTTCGTCTTAAAAAATCTGGTCGAGCACGCGAAGCTTTTCCGCGAGGACAAAAAATAAATGAGGATATTTGCATTGTTCACGCTGGCGCTGGCTTTAATGCTGGAATGGCTATTAATTATAGCAATCTTAATCGGTATCTTGATTGACCCGAAAGAGGGTGTGAAATTGAGCGCGACTGATTTGTTTTTATTAATCTCGCTCACGATAGTTACATCCGGATTTTTAGCCATTGCGGAAAAGAAATAAAAATGATTTGCGTCTATTGCGAAGAAAGCATCAAGCCGGGCGATTTGATAGCGAACTCGAACAAGCCGCTTCATTACGAGTGCGCGCTGCGTTCGGTCGTCGGCTCGCTCGCGCACCAGCAGAGAAGATGTTCCTGCTTCAGCGGAACCGGCGAAGACGAACCAAACCTAAGCGTCCGTCAAAACGCGAAACTCGCAACGTGGTATTTCAAATTGCAGAATCATCGGGAAAGACTCGCCCAAGCTAAATTTAATTAAACCAGGTTTAAAGATTATGCCGGAAGAATTAAACAGAGAAACGGACGCCGCAATCGTCAAAGGAATGAAAGTCTGGTATGACGGCTCAAATGGTAAACCAGACCGCCGGGCGACGGACACACTCAGCCGAACCGATGAACAGAAAACTTGGGATTCGGCGATTTTGGTTGCTGCCGAGTATGTGCGTCGTCTTGATAATTACGATGAAACCAGAGCGCTGCAAATTTTAAATTTGTTATCGACGAAATTGCCGAAAGACTGATGAGGAGTTTTGAACTATGGAAAGCGAAGATGTTTTGTTGCAGTTTCCGATTTCCCGAAAAGCTGTTGCTCGTGTTTTTTTAACCGGCGATATTTCTCAGGAAGCAATTCAACAATTAATTAAAATTTTAGAGTTGGAAAAAGATACGTTTCCGACCCAAGCGGAGATTGAAAATGTCGTTTCAAATAATAATTAAACCGATTTCAAAATGGATTGGATCGGAAACAAAACATCCGGGCAATTCTCAATTTAAGCAGACTTACTCGAACACGAAAACGATTCTGCAGGGCGAACTATCGAAACTCGGCGCGCTCGCCTCGACCGTGCAACTGGAGATGTTCATCAGACCGGAAGACCTGCGCTCCGATGGCGAGCTTCGCGCTAACGCCAAACCGTATCGTCAGGGCGTCGTTTTGTCGTTCTCGAAGGTCAAACGTCGTTACCTCGACGAAGGCTCGCAGCAATGGAAAAACGAGCTTCAGACGCTTTCCTATCCTTGCGACACTTACAACGATTGGAAAGACAATCTGCGGGCAATCGCCTTATCGCTGCAAAAACTGCGCGACGTCGCCCGTTACGGCGTTTTCAAATACGAAGATATGGTCGCGCGGCTGGCTCTGCCGTCGGCGGAAGGAAAAGTTTCGACGGCTGAATCTGCGGCTGAATTCTTAGCCAAGTATTCGGATTACAAAGCCGAAGAAATCTTATATACCGCTTTCATTCGGGGCAGTGCTTATAAACAGGCTGCGACTAAATTACATCCGGATAAAAACGGCGGCTCGACGACTGATGATTTTTTGAAGCTTCAGGACGCGAAACGGATATTAGGAATATGAAGCGATTAAGCAAAAACCTAAAACTTGCGTTCTGGTTAATGGCAAAATGCGATGTCGGTATTTTTTTAGATTTCGAATGTCGTCGGAATGCCCGCTGCAAATTTCACACTCAATCGGTTTGGGTAAACTTTCTGCCGCGCAGTTACGGAAACCGAAAACTGTTTCGCGTCAAACTGACTGCCGCCGAAGTCAATAAAGCCGAAGAATTGAAACGGATACACCTGATATTGCCGGACACACATTATCGCCTGACGGACGAAGGCAGAGAAATCGCCCTGGCTTCAGACAGCGAAACGATGATTGAGGAACTAAAAAAGGTTTATCCTAATATCGATACGGAATTTCCATTTCGCGTCGGTGAAACTCAAATATCCGCAGTCTAATAAAAATGCGCCGAGCTTTTACACATATGTCCTATTTGTGTAAAAGCTCGGCGCTGCTTTTCACTTTCCCCTTACCTGGACACCGCTCGCCGAATCTTCAATAGAATGATTTGGTATGAAAAACCGCCATCTCACCGGCGGATTGTTCGATGGACGCGGTAAACCTCAGCCGCTCAGACCTTCCGCCAAAGCAAAAGTCATCATCACGCCGGAAAAACACATTCAGGCATCGTTTATCGCGTGGCGCAATATCCATAAACGCCAGTTTCCTATCCTTCGGGCAATTTTCGCCGTGCCGAACGGCTTCTGGACGGAAAACAAAGCCTACGCCGCCGCAATGGTGCAGCAGGGGCTAACTGAGGGCATTAGTGATATTATTTGTCTCGCGCCGTCGCACGACGGGAAATATCACGGATTGTTGATCGAATTCAAAACCGAAGACGAAAAAAAATCGGTGCAATCGGACGAACAGCTATTTTTTCACAATTTCTTTGCCGGTTTAGGCTACCGGACGGAAGTCTGCCGCTCGCCGTTTCGCGCCTCGATGCTCGTCAATGAGCATTTGAACATCAAAGTTCCGGTTTATCCGAAATAAATCAATCTTCCTTGTCCGGAGTAAATTCCAATAAATCGTTCGGCGTGCATTCGAAAAGATTGCAGAGCGTGTTGAGCGTCTCCAAATCGGCGCGCCGCCATTCGCCTTTCCAGAGGTTCGCCGCTTTAGTCGGGTAAAATCCGGTGAAATTTTGCAGCTGGTAGGCGTTTCTGATATTGAATTTTCCGGCGATTTCCTGAATCCTGACTGTTATCATTCAGTCAAAATACCAATTCCGCGCGCTTCGATGAATATAGTTTGCTGTATTACCGATAACTGTAATAGCTACAGTTTCAAGAATCGGGATGAGCGGAAAAAGTATTACCGAAAAATGGATTGTGCGCGTTTTTAAAATCTGCTAAGTTTTTCGGAACTTCGAGCCTACCATCTCTCGAAAATCTCATAAAACCAACAATTTAAAACCCACAATGAACGTCAAACACCCCGTTTTGAAATATTACGGCAGCAAATTTCGTCTTGCCGAATGGATTATCACTCACTTTCCCGCCGCTCACAGACACTACGTCGAGCCGTTCGGCGGCGCCGGCAACGTCCTTTTAGTCAAAGAGCCTTCGCGTCTGGAAACCTATAACGACCTCAATGATAAAATCGTCAACTTCTTTCGCGTTCTGCGCTCGCAGCCCGAGGCGCTCATCGAGCAGATAAATCTGACGCCCTGGGCGCGCATTGAATACGAAAACTGTTTGATTGAAGTCGAAGAGGAAACGCCGCTCGAATCAGCCAGGCGTCTTTTCTATCGCCTCTGGATGTCGTATTCCGGACAATACCGCACCGACCGCGGCAGCTGGCGGCGCTTTAACAAAGGCACTAAGCGGCTGCGCCCGGTGAATATGGTCGAAAATATGCACGCCGCGTCCCGCAGGCTTTTCGACGTGCAAATCGAAAACCGCGACGCTTTTCGCCTGATCGCCGAAACCGATTCCGTCGACACTTTATTCTACCTGGACCCGCCGTACGTCTTTTCGACGAGAACGACCTCGAAAGCCTACAGCCACGAAATGACGAACGATAAGCACCGCGAGTTCGCCGAGCTGCTCTACGGCTTGCAGGGCTTCGTCGTATTGAGCGGCTATCCTTCTGAAATCTATGCTGAATTATTCGAGCGGCGCGGCTGGCTGCGCGTCGACCGAGCGGCGAAAGTGATGGGCGGCGCGACGAAAACCGAAAGCGTCTGGCTCAGCCCGAGAACCTCGCGCGCGCTCGGCTTAATATCTGATTAGGCAATAATTTAATTTTTCGATTGACAATAATTTAAAACTGATTTACTCTGCGTCAATGGCGATTAGTGCGTTTTGAAAAGGCGGCACTAATCGCCACATTTTTGCAACTTTTCAAACCTCTAATTCGCCTTTCATTTTCCAAGGGACAACTTGCGGAGTCAGTTTTCGGCTTGACCGGCGTTTCCCCTTCAAAAAGCCTGACAATTCCGCGCTCAATAAGACAACCTATACGCTATTAATTTTTCTGGTAGCCTATATTTCAGACGTGAGATACGTATGTTTCTCGCCGTTCATTAGCTAATTGAATGTTATTAACTGCCGAAGTCTCTTCTAACACCGAACAACCTATTTCACGTCGCCCCTTTTCTCCAAAGAAAAAGGTCATTAAACCCGTTTCCAGAGCCAAGCCGGCGAAAGCAAAACGCGCCCGCAAAGAGAAACCGGTGCTCGTTATCGAGAACGCCGACAAGCTCAAACAGACTTTGCTGGAGCTTTCCCGCCAAGACGAAAACCGCTTTTTTCAATCAGTCCTTTTAGCCGCCGCCACGGAAATCCGCGAAAAAACTCACGGCGTCAATTCCGTTTCAGCCCGCAACAAAATCGTCAAGGTTTTTCAGGAATTCGGGAGTCTGGAAATGGATGACCTGACGGACGAGACGAAACTTTCCGAGCCGGACATCCGCAAAGTTTTATTGAAGCTCGAGGAAGAAAATTTAATCGTTGAGGGAAAACGTCGACGCTGGCAGGAAGCCGGAAAACACTACAACGAGCTCTGGGAGTGGATTGGCTGATTTAAGCCAAACCTACCGCTCTAAAAATTTCTGACAAAATAAAACTCGCCTGTTACCCGGGCGAGTTTTTTCATTTTCAGCCGACCTTTCCGCAAACTCAAAAACTTATGAACGCCATCACCAGCCAGTTTTTCGACCGCATTTTCTCGCCGAAAGTTAAGGCGAAGGATTTGCACAAACACAATCTCATCGTGCACCGTGCGCGTCTCGTCGCCGCGCTGAACAAGTTTTTGCCGATGTACGGCATCACGACTTACCGGAGAGTTTGCGCTTTTTTCGCCAACTGCGGAATCGAGACGGCGTATTTTAAAACGACGATTGAATACGCGAGCGGAGCCGATTACGAGTGGCGCAAAAATTTGGGCAACACGAAAAAAGGCGACGGTCGAAGATTTAAAGGAAGAGGTTTGACACAGACCACGGGACGCTACAACTACTGGATGACGCTGCTCAGCGTTTTGAAAAAGCTTTCGGGCAAAGATTACTCGAAAGTTTACAGGCAAAACGAGGAGCTGGTGCTCGCCGAAGCCGACAAGTACGGCGTGAATTTTATCGAGCATCCGGAGCTTTTAGCCCAAATCGAGTGGGCGGTCGAATCCGCCTGCATTTTCTGGCAGCAGCATAATCTGAACGATTTCGCCGACCAGGGCACGGAAAAAGGTTTCAAAAGTCTTTCCGGCATCGTCAATCGCGGCGATCCGGATTTGCCGCCGATGCACTGGACGGACCGGCTCGCGCTTTACAAAAAGTGCAAAGCCATCCTGCCGGAAACGCTTAAGCTGACCAACACTTTAGTCGTCGTCAAACCTCAGCCGGCTGAACCAGCAGTTCCTGCACCGCCGCAGCCGGTGGAGCCGCAGACCGGTACGGTAACGGTTGAGCCGTCGCCGTCCGGAACCGACACGACCGGCGGCAAAATTGATTTGGACGCGCTTTCCGGTAAATACGATTCGATTGCCGATAAAGTGCAGCGCCCGTGCGTCAAAGCGGCTCTGTGGCGCGCCGGCGGCAGTGCCGGCTCATTGCTGACCGCCATCTGGTCGACCACGGGCGGCAAAGTTGCGCTGATTCTGTCGGCTCTGGCAATTCTCGGCGTCGCCGTCTGGATTATTCACCGGTACCGCAATCAAATTCATCTGGGCTGGGAGATGGTCAAAGACTCTTTCCGCCAGTTTTGGAAACTCTCGCCCGAAGCTAAATAAAATGGTCAAAGAATTTTTTAAAAAATGGCTCTGGTTGATTGTGCTTGTCGGCGTGCTCGCCGTCGGCGCAGGCGCTTACTGTTTGTTCGGTTATCTGTCCGAAGTTTCATTCGACCGGACGATTCAAAACAAGCGGAAGGAATCGAACACGGCTGTCGACGAGGCGCAGAACGCGAATGTAAATGCCTCCATTTTCGCCGGCGAGCGCCAGTTGGAAGACGGATTGCGCGAAAAGGCAATCGCGCCGAAGCTCGACGAGCGGCGCCGCAACTCACAAAACTCGAAATCCGACCTGGAGCGGTCGAAAAAGAAATACTTCGATGAACAAAAAAATACTCAAAATCTTAATTCTAATCACGCTGCTAATTGCGCAAGTCTCGCCCGTCTTTTCCCAAACGTCCGCTTCGAAGACTGTCAGTAAAGCCGAAACCGTCGCTTTTTTGATTCAACAGAACGAAAACGCGCGCGAAGTCATCGGCAAACAGGAAAAGCGAATTACGGACCTTGAAGCCGAACTCGCAGCGGAAAAGGAAAATTCCGCGTCGCTCGGCAAATCTTACGAATCGGCGAAATCGGAGATTGTTTCGCTCAAGCAGTCGAACGAAGCTCTGAGCCGTGCCGTTTCGATCAACGAGCAGACTATCGAGCTTCTGCAAGCCGACAACGCCAAACAGCGCGAGAAAGCCAAAAAAGCCAACAAGGAAAAGTGGAAAGCGCGTTTTGCCGCCGCTTTCCTGATTGCAGTTCAATTAATACGTTAAAGCTGTCGAATCAGCCTCATCTCAATGGACTACTTTAGAAACCTCATCATTTCCGTTTTGCCGTCGTCACCGGCGTTTTATTTCGCCGCCGTGCTTCCATCGTGGTTCACCATTATCACGAGCATCGTGCTGCCGTGCGTTTTCTTCCTCATTACGCTCGCCGTTAATGTCTGGCTGAAAATCTATCTGCACGCCCGGAACAAAAAAGACTAATGGCGAAAGAATTCACCGAAGCGCCGGAAGTCGAGCAAATCGCCGACAAGCTCATCGAGATATTCAAACCGGAACTCGATGACTGGGGCATTCCGATCCGTTATGTTTTCTGCTCGGAAAATCCGAAAAAGGACGGGCGCGAATGTATCGGTCTGGCGCGCAAAGTGACGGGCTTTTACGCGTATCTCGCGGGCGAGCCGGACGGAATGTTCGTGCTGGAAACGGGCAAACCGGCTTACGACGCGCTGACGCCGAATCAGAAAATCGCCTACGTCCATCACGAGCTCTGTCATTTCGGCATCGGCGAGCTGGGCAATCTCGACCTCATCCCGCACGACATCGAGGAATTCAACCAGGTGGCGGAAGTTCACGGCGCGTATTTCGACCGGCTGCAAACCTTCGCCGACGCGGTCGAGAAAGGCAACAGCGACTCGTCGACGCGCGACGAGATTATCGAAAAAATTTTAAGGCGGACTTAAATCTTGAAGACTTCACACAAGGACATTGAATATCAGGAGATTTTGGCGAAAGCCGTCGCGCTGCGCCTCAGGAAAACGCCGTACGACAAAATTCTCGAAAAATTAGGTCACTGGAATTCAATTCAAGCGTGCCAGAAAGCCGTCGCCGGTTATCTGAAGCGCAACCAGACGAAAATCGTCGAAGATTCGCGCGCCGAGTCGATTGGCATTTTGGAAGGCATCGTTTTCGATTTGCTGGAAAAATTCGAATCGAATAAAGGACTGCTGACGGCGAAGGAAATCCGCAATCAAATGCGCGAAATAAATCTGCTGCAGGGCAATTACGCGCCGACGAAAATCGCCGAAACCGACATTAAAGGCAACGACAAGCCGAAAGTCGTCGTTTACCTTCCCGACAACAACCGCGACAGCACCGCAAAATGACGCCTCACACCATCGAGCTTAGACCGCAGCCGGGTCCGCAGGAGATGTTTTTATCGACTCCCGCGGACATTGCCATTTATGGCGGCGCGGCGGGCGGCGGAAAGTCGTTCGGCATTTTGCTCGAAGGCTCGCGCCACACCGGAAACAAAGATTTCGGCGGCGTTATCTTCCGGCGCACCAGCCCGATGATTACCAACGAGGGCGGACTTTGGGACGAGTCGAACAAAATGTATCCGCTGCTCGATGCCGTGCCGAAAGATACCGACCACAGCTGGACGTTTCCACCCGGCTCAGTCGTTTCCTTCGCGCATCTGCAGCACGAAAAAAACGTGCTCGACTGGCAAGGCTCGCAGATTTGTTTCTTGGGCTTCGACGAACTGACGCATTTCACCGAAAAGCAGGTTTTTTATATGCTTTCGCGCAACCGCTCGACGTGCGGCGTCAAGCCTTACGTCAGAGCGACGACGAATCCGGACGCGGAAAGCTGGGTTGCAGAGTTTATCGCGTGGTGGATTGACCAAAACGAATTTCTGCCCCACACGGGCGCGCGTAATCCGCGCTACGGTTTGCCGATTCCCGAACGCTCCGGCAAACTGCGCTGGTTTATTCGCCTGGGCGACAAGCTCAAATGGGCGAACGCTCCGGAAGAGCTGGAAGACGAATTCCAGGTGATTAGACAGAGCCTGCCGGAAGAAATCCGCGAAACGGCGCGGCGCGAAGATTTCATCAAAAGCGTCACTTTCATCGCGTCGAACGTTTACGACAATAAAAAACTTTTAAAATCGAATCCGCAGTACCTGGCGAACCTGCTGGCTTTGCCGCTCGTCGAGCGCGAAAGGCTTCTCGGCGGAAACTGGAAAATTAAAGCGTCTGCCGGCAAGGTTTTCAATCGTGAATGGTTTGAAGTCGTCGACGCGCTTCCGAAAATCGACCTCGTTTGCGCTTACTGGGATTTTGCCGCGACGGAAAAGCAGATCAAAGGGACAAAGGTGGATGGCAAGAATGACCCGGATTTCACCGCGCGTACGCTGATAGGCTATTCCAAAGCCGAAAAGAAATGGTACATCCTCGACGTGCTCGCCGTGCAGCAGAATCCGGCTTCGGTCGAAAAGCTTTTCGTCGAAACCTGCAAGCTCGACCGCGACGAAGCAAAACGCCTGGGAGCGCGTTTTATGGTTCGCTGGGAGATTGAGCCGGGAAGCGCGGCAAAACGCGAATCTCACCGATTGACGACGCAGCTCGCCGGCTACGACGCCAAGGGCAAAAACTTCAAGGGCGACAAATTGACGCGCGCCCGCTCGCTCGCGGTCCAAGCCGAAACCGGCAACGTCAAACTGAGAAAGGGAAGCTGGAACGGCGAATTTTTATCGCATATGCACGGGCAGCCGGATTTGCCGCACGACGACATTATGGACTCGGCGGCGGGCGCGTTTAACTCGACCGTCGGCGAAGGCTCGCAGGGATTCGGTTTCTAAGTCACCGCTTTTCGATTTACTGCTAACTTATAACTACGGAACTGTAAACATAACAGTTTTCAACTTTCAACTCTCAACTCTCGACTCTCAACTTGCCTTATGCCTCAATCAGACATCAAAGCCGCATTAACGCGAATCAGCAATAATCAATCCAAATATAAAGAGTTTTACGACTATTACGCCGGGCGTCACGCGCTGAATTTCGCCTCAGAAAAGTTTAAAAACAAATTCGGCAAACGCCTGCAAAAACTGCGCGAGAATCTTTGTAAGGTTGTCGTTCGCGCGCCGGCGTCGCGGCTGGAAATCATCAATTTTTTAGCCGACAAGAAAAACACGGAAAATCCGGCGTGGAAATTGTGGAAGCAATCGAAAATGCCGCTCGTCGCCGGCGACGTGCACCGCGAAGCTTTCAAAACCGGCGACGCCTATGTGATTGTCTGGGTCGATAAAAAGCGCAAGGTGAAAATCTACCCGCAGCTGGCGAATAATATAACGGTTTGGAAAGACGCGGAAACCGGCGAGATTACGAAAGCGGCGAAAGCGTGGAAAGGCGACGACGGATTTTATTACCTGACGCTCTATTACCCGGACGTCATTGAAAAATACGTCACGACCGGAAAACACGAAACGCTGCCGCTGAATCCGGCGGCTTTCGACCAGCGCCACATCGACGACGAAACCTTTCCGCTGCCGAACACTTTCGGGCGCGTTCCGGTCTTTCATTTCAAATACGACGCCGAAATGTGCGAGCAGGGCAATTCTCTGCTGACAGACGTCATTCCTTTAAACGACGCGCTCAATAAGTCGTGGGCGGACATTTTAGGCGCGCAGGAAGAAAATATGCGCCGCCGGCGTTACGTCGCCGGAATGCAGGTCGAGACCGACGAGGAAACCGGCAAAAAAATCAATCCCTTCAAACCCGACGACGATATTTTATTCGCCTCGGATACGGAAACGAAATTCGGCGAGTTTACCGACGCCGATTTGAGTCAGATGCTTCTGGTATTGGAGCGCGCCATTATGTCGATTTGTCTGGTTTCGGGCATTCCGCCGTCTTATTTCAATCTCGAATCGACCGGGAACGCCATTTCCGGCGATGCTTTGAAAAAACTTGAGGCTCGCTTTATCGCCATTATTAAGGACGCGCAGCGCTCGTTCGGCGAGACATGGGGCGAGGTGGTCGATTTCGGGATGGAACTGCAAAACGCGCAAAAAGAAAACTTGGAAATCGAGACGCAGTGGACGGACGCCGCGCCGCAGGACGACGGCGAATGGCTCGACAGCGCCATTAAGAAAAAATCAATCGGCTGGTCCGACGAGCAGCTCCAGCGCGATTACGGTTTGACGGATGAGCAAATCGAGAAAATGAAAACGGAAATTGCGTTGCGCGAGAAAGCGAAAGTCGAAGCGGCGGCGAAGTTTTTCGACGGCGGAAATTCAATGGTCGAGGAATAAATGACGCCCGAACAATTTGCCGGAGAGCAGCGCGAATTTTTAATCAGAACCGACAAGCGCTCGGCGGTTCTGATTCTGGCTGAATTCGAGAAAATGAAGCGCGAAATTCAATTGTTTTTAGCGCAGACAACTGACCGGAAAACGCTTCTGAATCTTTACGCAGCCAATTATCTCGAAAGAATTTTGCTGCTCTTCGAAGACCATCTCGATGTCTTAGCGATTCCTTTTTCACAAATCGTGACGCGCGCCCAGAGAAGCGTGATAAATTTCGCGCCTGAATCCTTAAAGAAATTTTTGCAAATGGAACTGGACGCGGAAATCTTTCGGATTGACCGGGAAGCGATTCAGAAACTCATCGGAAGGACCTACGACGGTAAATCTTTAGGAAAATTCTTTGCCCGGATGAAAGAGCCGCTCAAAGACCGCGTGCGCCGCGAGCTGGTCGAAGGCTTTGCCCTGGGCGAATCGAATCAAACAATCGCCCGGCGGATCAACACTGTCGCCGATTTCGGTTTGACGCGCGCTCTGACGCTTTCGCGGACGGAAACCAACGAAGCTTACCGCGCGGCGAGCCGTGATTTTTACCGCGAAGCAGAGATTCGGGAATACGTCTGGATGAGCGTTTTAGACCCGCGCACGTGCCTGACCTGCTGGTTTTTGCACGGACAAAAGTTTAAAACGAGCGTGAAGGTTTTCTCGCATCCGAATTGCCGCTGCACGCTGGTTCCGTTCCGGAAAAATCAAAAAGCAATCACCACCGGCGCGGAAAGTTTTTTAAAGCTCGAAACGGGTTTTCAAAAACAGATTTTGGGAAATTCGCGCTTTGAAATGTTTCGCGCCGGTGCAAAGCTGGAATCGTTCGTCGGCGTGAAAAAATCGGACGATTTCGGGCAAAGCTATTTCGTCAAGAGCCTGGCGGAATTATCCGAGATGTAACGTGGAGTCAGAACTACCTATTTTAAGCAGGAGTCAGAACTACCTATTTTTATTTGATTCCTAATTCTTCGAGCATCGCGGCGAGTCGGTAAAGATATAACTGTCTTTTCGCTGCCAATCTTTCTTCCGGTGACAACGTTGCGAGAATGGCGTCAATTTTTTCATTTGGGGATAAACCGTCGTCGCCAGCTATACTGTCCCACTCTGCCTGTTCGGGGTCACATTTTAACTTGGCGGCAGCGCGTCCGGTTGGTTTGAATCGCTTCGCCATTGTGCCGCTGATATATTTACCGGCATAGACGCGAGGCTGATTCCATACTTTCGATTTACATTTCGCGCAGGATTTCGGCTCTTTCCGATAATAATTATTGCCGTTATATTTCTGTCTGACCGTCCACGAATGTCCGCAGCGCTCACAGAAACTATGTCCGGTTTTGCTATCGTAGCTCATTAGAGGAGTTCACCATCGTAAGTAGCAATTGAAAGTTTATTTTTCGCCGCGCGTTTTTCTTTTCGACAAAGCCGAGCGCGTCACCTTTTCCTTTTTCTGCCCGCCGCTCTTTTTAATCTCCAACCGGTCGAGGTCTTCGGTTTTAATTAGCCTGGTATTGCCGACTTTTATCGAAGCCAGCCGGTTTTCAGAAATAAATTGACGAATGCGACCGCCAGTGATACCGCGCCGTTCCGCCGCTTCGTTGACGGTTAAATATCCTTCGAGTTCTTCCATAAATTTCCCCAAAGAAAACTTTATATAAAAAAAGTGAAAAAGTCTAGCAGTTTTGTTATATTCTTGTTGACTTAGTATAGCAATGATGTTAGACTTATTAAAGATTGAATAAGTCAATCGCACTAATAAAACGGAGTAACCACAAAATGACAAACGCAAACATCTTCTTAAACATCGGCGACAAAATCGGCTTCACCATTCAGGCTCAGGACATCGACGACAACGACAAAGTGATTTATTTGACGGTCGTTGAGCTGACGACCCGCGACGGCGAGCCGGCTTATTATTGCGCTTATCCTGACGGCGAAGTGAGCCGCTCGGCAATCCGTCAATCGGCGCTCGTCGCTTATCACGTCCAGCTCCAGCCGCGCAACGAACCGGCTGGCTTGATTTGCCTCAGCTCACGGAAAGCCGAATTTAAACAAGCTCTGCGGCGCGGTCTGGAAGACAATATTGAAGTTTATCCGGGCGGCGCGCGCGACTTGTTTGATGTCGTCAATCGCACCAAAGGCACGGAATACCGCGTCAGGCTGGAAACTTCCGAAGGTAAAGTTAATGCGAGATGCGATTGCAAGGATTTCACCTTTCGCAAACACATCTGCAAACATATCGCCGAAGCTTTGCAGGAAACGTGCTTCGGCACGATTCAGGTTGTGGTGAACGCGTAAAAATCGGGCGGCTGAAATTGCCGCCCTTTGGAGAATCATATGAGCTTAACGAAATCCTATTATCACGAAGAAATTTGCGAAATGCTGCAGGACGCGGACGCCGAAGCCGAAGCGCAAATGGCGGCTTACTTTGAAGACGCGGACGAAACCGAAATCGACTGGTTTTCAGATTTTAAAATTGACCACACCGGTTACTTGGAAGTTATTTGCGAATTGTGCGGCGAGCCTTCCGAGACCGGAAACTGTCACAGGGAATGCCACGACCGCGAAGCATTCAACTAAGACGGACACTAATAGACAGGCTGACAGGGGCGCTTTAAGAAGCGCCCTTAACTTTTTTAAGAAAGGAATATTTTTCGATATGACAGTTATCAAGCAATACAAAATGAATTACTTCGACGCGGGCGAAAATTCAAATAAAGTCTGGATCGGCTCGGCGCACGATAACGGATTATTCGAGGCTCAATACGGACGCGTCCGGGAAGGCGCAAACCTCGCCGTCAGTAAAAAACAGCTTTCCTCATCGGCGGCGGCAGTTGCTTATCTCGAAAGCAAACGCGGCGAAAAGCTCAGAAAAGGTTATGAAGATACTTCCGTGCTGGGCGGCGCGGAAACTGAAATCGTTATCACGAACAACCGACCGCAGGAATTATCGCGCCTCGCCGTCGAGCAAATTCTCGGCGACGGCGCATTATGCGCGACGACCGCCGATTTAATCAAATATTTGGCTGAGGTCAATATTCATCAAATCACGCATTCGACGAGCATCAAGTACAACGCGGCAACCGGCGCGTTTTCGACGCCGCTCGGCGTCTTGACGCCCGAAGCCGTCGCCAAAGCCCGCCAGCTGCTGACGAGCATCGAAAGCGAAAATTCAAACGGTTTAACGAGCGGCGCGCGCCATAAATTGATTTGTGATTATTTTCGCCTCGTACCGGCGGACTTCGGCGCTCGCATTCCGCCCAGCAGCCAGCTTTTAGACACGGCGGATAAAATCTCCGCGCAAGGCTCGATTCTCGACGCGCTCGACGCGGCTTTAACGACCAGCTCGCCGGACTTGAAAAGCGATAAAATCTTCAAGTGTAAATTGTCCATCGTTCCGCACACGACCGACGAGGGACGCGCCGTTTTCCGCCGCATCAAAAAACAGTATGAATCGTCGAAAAACGGTTTTCATAACACATCGAGTTTGAAACTGGTTCGCGTTTACGAAGTCGAAATCGAAGATATGAAACAGAATTTCGATTTGGCGGCGGCGAAAATCGGCAACGTCCGCGCCGATTTATGGCACGGCACGAAAGCCTCGAATCTTTTGAGCATTTTGAAAAGCGGTTTGATGATTCCGAAATCCAGCGCTTCTCACTGCACGGGCAGAATGTTCGGCGACGGAATTTATACGAGCGTTCAATCGACGAAAGCGTTAAATTACGCGACGGATTTTTGGAACGGCTCGGGCGCGAGAAATCAGCGGACGTTTATGTTTTTGACCGAATGCGCGCTCGGCAAAATGAACGAACCGAAAAACCGGACGGGAAGCTTTCCGCGCAAAGGCTTCGATTCGACCTGGGTGGAAGCCGGAACATGCGGCGTGATGAATCACGAGGCAATCGTTTACGACACGTCACAAATCAACTTGAAATATTTGTGCGAGTTCGGCGCGGTATAAAACTCGCCGAAAAAACCAATACATAAAAAATGTATTATTTCTTTATATCCGCTAATCCTCCGGGACGGGCGGATTTTTAGTTGAATAGGAAAGTTGAAAACTGGCGGAATTTTCAGCATCTTCTATTTCAAACTCGATGTAAGAAATTTCAAGCCAAGCTTTTCCATATTGAGTCTTCTCAGTCTCGTTTAATTCCGGTATCGAGTGTTTTAATTGAATTCGCGAGTAAGATTGCCACTCTTTGCCCGTTTCTTTGGTAAAAGCTTCGGCTAAAGTTTTATAAATCCATTCCGCGTCTTTAGTGATAATCATATTATTTAATTACGGTTAGACTGTCTTCGCCGTAATTTCCGAAAGTTTTTCTGCTATAAAATCCTTCCTGTTGCCAATCATCACGAAGCGGCGCGCCTTTCATTCCTAACCTGTAAAGCGGCGTTCCGTCGCAATCCCTAACGTGACCGACGACATAAAGCCGGACTCCGACATCATCGTCTTCCTCGTCCTGATGATTTACTTCTACTAGGCTGCCTAGCGGTATGCTGTGATTTATTTCGAGCTTTTCCTCTTTAAAGGTCTTTCCCGTCTGTTGATTAACTAAATCGTGAATAAAAACTATTTGAGTCATACGCCACAAACTTAGCACAAAAACGCGCACACCGACCGCTTGTTTTTTTTCTGATTAAATACTTTCTGGCAGGCGTTTTAAGCCTGCATTTAGGTAGCCTCACTTCCTCACCTTATTTTTTAAGGAAACTATGCCACAAGAAAACTCAAACGCAACTGGGGGCGATAACGCCCAGGGACAACAAGCGGCGGGAACTTCGACCGGCGCAAACGATAATCAAAACGAAGGTCAACAGCAATCGAGCGCGGCGGGGACTTCGACCGGCGCGAATAACTCACAAACCGAAGGCGGCTCACAGCCAAAAACTTTCACGCAGGACGAAGTCAACAGAATGTTAGCCAACGAACGGCGCGCGGCAGAGAAAAAAGCCGCCGACGCCGAAGCGAAGGCAAAGCTATCTGACGACGAGCGGACGAAAGCCGAACTCGCCGAAACTCGCGCCGCGCTGCGCGAACGCGACACGCGCGATACGGTCGTCGAAGCCGCCGAAAAAGCCGGCGTGAAAAACCCGAAACTTTTTTATAACGCTTATAAGTCGGAACTCGAAACCGACGACAAAGGCAAAATCACCAATCTTAAAGAAGTTCTGGAAACTGCAAAAACAGAATCGCCGGAGCTTTTTGCCGAAGTGAAAAAGCCTGAAGGCTCGGCGGACGCCGGCGAAGGCAATAACACCAACGCGGGCGGATTGACGATGGAGAAAATCCAGAAAATGTCGTCCAAGGAAGTCGCCGACAATATGGAAGCGATTGATAAATTCCTCGCTTCGCAGAAGTAATTTAAATTCCACTTTTCCGAGCGGTTCCCGCCATCCGGGAACCGCTCGCCACTCACCTCTCTACAACCTATGATTAACAATTTCATTCCTACCGTTTGGAGCGTCAAAATCTTGAAAGCGCTCGAAAAATTCCACATCTTCGGCAGCCCTGCCGTTTGCAACCGCGAGTACGAAGGCGAAATCCGCGACAAAGGCGATTCGGTCAAAATCAATTCGGTCGGCGACATCACTATTAAGGATTACACCAAAAACAGTAACATCGACGGACCGGACGAATTAGACGACGCCGGGCAGATGCTCAACATCACCGAAGGCAAATATTTCAATTTTGCCGTTGACGACGTTGATAAAGTCCAGGCGAACGCCAACGTGATGGCGGAAGCAATGAACCGCGCCGGCTACGGTCTGCGCGACAAGTCCGATATTTTCATCGCCGCGAATCACGTTCTCGTGCCGGTGTCGAATCTGATCGGCGACGACACGACGCCCATCGTGCTGACGAAAGACAATCTTTATGATTACCTGGTTGATTTGAAAGTCAAATTAACTGAAGCCAATGTGCCGGAGGAAGGGCGTTTTGCCATCATCCCGGCGTGGTGCGAAGGCTTGCTGCTCAAAGACGACCGTTTCGTCGCGGCGGGAACCAGCACGTCGGACAATGTAATTCGTAACGGCAAAATCGGACGCGCTGCGGGAATGGATATTTACGTTTCCAACAACACGCCGCACACCTCCGCGACGAAATACAAAATCATCGCGGGTCACCCGATGGCTTATACCTTCGCGGAGCAAATCGTCAAAATCGAAGCTTATCGCCCTGAAGCTCGTTTCGCGGACGCTATAAAAGGCTTGCACGTGTATGGGGGTAAATTAATCCGTCCGTATGCTTGGGCAGTCCTGACAGGCAACAAATCGTAGTTCTTATCATTCAGGATTTTTCAAAGGCAGATTAAGGAATGAGGCTTGCACGTTTACGGCAAGCCTCATTCCTTTTGTATTTTCCATTAGCTAAAAAATAAAAACGGGTTAGTAAAGGTAGGTTGTCGAGTAATTATCTTTATACTTTTTCCGAAACTAATAAATCGCTCGGAGTGCATTTGAGTTTGTTGCAAAGCAAATTCAGAGAATCAATCCTGATTGAAATTAAGTCGTTCTGAAACCATTTCGCCGCCGTCGCCAGCCCAACGCCCGTCGCTTTTTGAAGTTGTCGGGCTGATTTTATGCCTTTTGATTCGGCTACTTCACGGATTCTGACTTTCATACCCTACAAAGTTTCTTTCTCTTTCTTTAGCTTATTTTCAATCGCTTCAAGTGCTAACTCTACCGTTCTTGATACAGATAGCAAACCCGTTTCATAGCGTGAAATAGTATTCGGTTTAACGTCCAGCATTTCCGCTAATTCCGTTTGCGTTAATCCTAAGCTGATTCTTTTTCTTTTAAACTCTTTCGCTTCCACTCCAAATAATATACATCAATAAATACCTGTGTTCCAACTAAAAGTAGAATTTGTCTACTTATTGTATTAATAATCTACTAAAAGTATTGTAAATCTACTTTTAGTATTGTATAATTAATCTTGTCAGTCAGTAATAAACAAACGGAGATTAAAAATGTTAGCAGAAACTTTAACGATTACGACCGAAACCCAAAACGCGCAGGGCGCGGGTTTCCAGATAACCACTTTTGAAATGACGCAGAGCGTTTTTTGTGATTGCTGCTCAAATTCGGCAGACGGCACGAAAACCGAATTGACGCGGCGCGGCTGGTCATTCGCGCAAGGCGCGGAATTTTGCCCCGACTGCAACTAAAAACGAAAGGCTTTCCTAAACCGCAAAGCTAGGAAAGCCTCTCTTTAATCCCTTAAAAATAAGGAATCAACCAATGAAAAATATACAACGAATCAAAACTAAATTCCATTCATTTCTTGCACGGGTCAATTTTATATTGACCTTGCTTTTCGGCGAATTGAGCGAACCGAAAATCAAAACCGTTTCGCCCGTTCTCTCTTTGTCTGACGCGGAAATTTTAAAACGCGCCGCTTTCCATTTCGAGAATAAAAAACGTGGGGGCGCAAATGGATGAAGAAAAACTGGAAAAACTCCGCCGGAAATTCAGGATTCTTTTAGATAATTACGAGAATCTTTCGCCCGAAAAGAAAATTAAATTCGACTATTTACTGGAAATAACCAACCGCTTTTTAGACGCGATTCTGGCGGAATCGGAAGAAAATCAGGGTTAAGTTTTCGCACTGGCAAAAGGCGAAAAAAGAGGCGCGGTAGGTCTGACGAAAAATTAAGACGGAAACGCCTCACTTAAATTTATGAAGAAAAAGACGAATTACACGAAAGGCGCGTTTCCTTACACGGTTTTCGACGCGCATAAGCAAAAGCTATACGTTCGAAAATCCGTGACGGTCAAAGGTAAACAACATCAAATCTGGCGATTGTGCGAGCCTCAGACCAAAGAACGCGCCGAACAGATTTTAGAAGAAATCCGGCTTGAAACGCAAGCGGAAAATTCCTTAATCGGCTACAGCCCGAAAGACGCGGAACTAGCAAAGGTTTTTATGCAGGTGCGAGAAAAGGAAATCGGTTTTTTTCACTTCAAACAAAAGGTAGCGATAAAAAAATGAGTTGTCCGAAATGTCATAAAAATTATACTTGCGCCGATTGCCGCAAAAAATGGATTACGGAAAGGCGCGCAAAATCGGCAAACGTCGAATCTTTGGAACTGGCGCGGCTTTTCGTTCGGGTGCGCGACGGAAAAGTTAATTTTTCCGAGTTCAAACAAGCGTTAAAAACAGTAGAAAATAGATACTGAAAATAAGTGTTAAACCGTTGACAACATTGGAAAAACTCTTGTTTTAGTCGTTTATATTTAATAGGCGGTAAAATGGAAAAGTCTGGAATATATCAAATTTTAAATACTAAAAGCGGCAAGTTATACATCGGCTCGGCGGTCTATTTAACGCGCCGTTTTACCGAACATAAAAGGCAGTTAAACAAACAAATTCACAATAATAAGTTTCTGCAAGCCGCGTGGAATAAATACGGCGCGGCGGCTTTTGGCTTTCAGATTTTAGAATACGTTTCCGATATTGATTTATTAATTGAGCGCGAGCAGTTCTGGCTCGATAAGACAAACTGCTTTCAAAAAAATATCGGCTACAATTTAAGCCCGACCGCGAAAAGCATTTTGGGTTATCGTTTTTCCGACGAACAAAAAGCTAAAGTTTCGGCTGGATTGAAAGGCAGGAAAAAATCCGCAGAACATCGCGCCAATATCTGGAAAAACAGAAAAGTAACGCCTGAGTTTTCGGCTAGAATGTCGGAAAACGGGGAAAAGCTAAAAGGCAGAAAACAATCCGAAGAACATCGTAAAAATAAGGCATTAGCCCAAACTGGCGAAAAAAATCACCAAGCCAAATTAACCGACAACCAAGTGAGGGAAATTAAACGGCGATTGCAAAACGGCGAAACAGGAAGAAAAATAGCGACCGATTTTAATGTTCGTGAAAGTTTGGTTTCAAGGATAAAAAACGGAAAGCGCAGGGCAAGCGTTCAATAAATCCACACTGTTTAAAACTTGTTGAAAAACATTCCCACCCTTTGCTATCATTAATTCGGCTATTCTCAACCTACCGAAAAGGAAAACCGAATCAAAATGAAATCTCTAAAAATAATTCTGCCGATTGCCCTATGCGCGTTTTTTATAACGGGAATTGTTACGAATAATATTCGTAAAAAAGAGGAAAAACATTTAAAAGATGAAGAAACGATTACCGCCGCCGGTAATCAGCAAATTTTATCTGACCAAGAAGGGCGAAGAAATTCTGAAAAAAAGCGCAGGCAGGCACAGGAAGACTACGAATTTAAACGCTTTTTAGGCGTAGAAGAATTGAAGTAATCACCGCTACCAAATAAATCTATACACTAAAAAGACTTGGAATTTTCACCAAGTCTTTTTAGTTATGATTAACGAACTTACCAAACTTTACGAAGGCAGAAATCTTAGCGGCGCGAAAAGCGGCGTTATTTACTTACCAATCTTAAAAAACGGAACTCTCAAAGCGGTTGACGTAATGACCGATGAAAGCGTTTCGGGCGCGAACGCGATTTTTAATTTGCATTTAAACGGCGTGGAAATCGCGGGCGCGGGCGTGACGGTTAATGCCGGTTCGCGCATAGGCTCAATCACTGGCTTGGACGTTGAACTTACCAAAGGCGACGAAATTCTTTTGAATCTCGTCAGCGGCAGTATTTCCAGCCCTATTACGCTCAATCTTTCAGTTGACGACGGCGAAACGGCTGGCGGCGCGGGCGCGTGGACGACCGTTAAGAAAACGGCTGACGAACAGCGAGTAAGCAACACGGTTTTATCAAATGACGCTGAATTGCATTTTCCGATAGCGGCTAATAAAACTTACGTCATTCGTCTTTTAGCGTTCATCTACACGGCGAGCGCAACGCCGAATATAAAATTCGGACTCGCCGCGCCAGCCGTTACTTTAGTCTGCGGCGAGCAGAGAACCGGCGCGGCGAACTTCGCGCCGTCCAGCGCGACGACGATTGCCGATTTTTCCACCTTGCCGACGAATCAAAGTTTAAGCGCCAGCCCGCTCGGATTTATTGAATATAAAATAACGGTTCGTTGCGGCGCGGGTGGCGGCACGTTCGCTTTTCAGTTCGCGCAAGGCACTTCCAGCGCCGACCAGACGAATATTCTGGCTGGCTCGTATCTGGAATACATCGAAATTTAGCTTTAGTTACCGCTTTCGTTTAAAACTGTAAACTTTAAAGGTTTGGTGAAATGCCAAACCTTTCTTTATTTTCTCACCTTTTAACCTCAATTATTATGGATGTTCTTACCGTCGAATTGGTTTTTTTAGATGATAAAGCCGAAGTTGTTATCGGCAAAAATAAACAGCGTTTGCAGGACTTTGCCCGCGATGCCGAAAAAATACAGCCGAACATAAAATTCAAAATCCCGAACGAGAATTTTATTGATTTGGACAGGCTCGAAAAAAAAGCTGCCGAAACGCGGAAGCAGTTTCAACAGATTACCGCTACTCGCCTCGACGCTGGAAATGTCGGCGGCTTAACGAGAGAGATAGTCAGGACTTCCGAACGGGCGCGACAGCTTCAAAATGATATTTCCAATATCAGAAAAGAGTTACTTAACCCGAATCGAAAATCGTCAATCGCTTTTTTGACCGACGAACTCCGCGCCGCCGAAAAAGAAGCCGATAATTTAAACAGAAAACTAAGCGCACTGCCTTCGGCTAATTCATCAACCGCAAAAGGTATTTCCGGCAAAAGCGGAAAGCGCGGGCGTATTACGGACTTTCAAGCGACCACTTTGGAATTAACCGACGATTTCGCGCCGGAAGGTTTAAACCGCGCTTATAATGCCGTTAGTAGAGGGATGCTTGCCGTCAACGCTCTCTCGATGACTTCGCTCGGCATTTTCGGCGCGGTTGCCGTCGCCGGATACGGAATCGTCAAAGTGACGGAAAACATTCGCAATGAAGCCGAACGCCGTTTACAGGTTGAATTTCAAATTCAAGGCGCAATCAATAATCAAATCTTATCGCAGAAAGAAGGATTAAAAAATCTGCAAAAAATGCGCGAGGAAGCCGCCGAACTACGCACGTTTGAACGGTTTTTGGATGCTGGCTCGATTGAAGCCCTTACGCGCCGTCGCGCCAATCTGGAACAGCTTAAAAACCTGACGCCCGCTACTCTGCCGGTCATAGAAAACGGTAAAGTGATTTCCAAACCGAACGAAGATTTCGAGAAACTTTCCCGACAGCTTCTTACCCTTGACGCTCAAATTGATTCGTCTCAGCAGAATAAAATTCGCGCATCGAACGAAGCTTTTGATAATCGCTGGAAAAGCTACGCCAAATCACAAGACGATGCAAGGGAAGCAGAGCAGAGACGGCTAAAGCAACAGAATGAATCAATCGAAAAAGGCAAAGCGAAAGTCAGAGAACTCGGTAAAACTTACACTGACGTTTTAGATAATCTTTATCAAAAACAAGGCGCGAATAATCCGCTTGTTTCAATTTTCAGTGACGGCGATAAAGCCTTAAAAACTTTGCGGGAAAATACGAAAGGCTTGTCTGCGGATTTGATTTCTACTTTTGAAACGATGCAAAAAAATCAAAACGCGCTGAAATTGTACGAGGCGCGAATTGATAATAATTTAGGCGTTTTCGACTTGCGCGAACAGGCAAAGGATTTAAGAAATTATCAAAAGCCGGAGTTTAAAATCGAAGACCCGACTAAGTTCTTTGATGATTTCATTCAAGCCGGACTCAAGCAAATCGAAAAAGGGCGCGGCGGCAAAAACTTTAACGCTTCTTTCACGCCGGACGGCAAAGGCTTTCTGGGGTTTTCACAATCGGAAAACGACCCGTTCACCCGTTACCATTCAAATATATTCGCCAACGGCAAAAACGCGGACGGCTCGGATAAATTATTTACCAACGGTTTTTCTCAATCCGACGCGCGCAACGATTTACTGAACGCTTACGACCGCGTTTCAAATAAAGACGGCGGCTTTGGCGGCTTTTCGGTTCGCCAGCGCACATTCGGCGATTTATCCGATTTTGAAAAGCAAAGTTATATCCAAAGCCTGCAAAAACAAGATGATTCCGACCTGCGGCTTCAAGACCGCTTGCAGAGACAAATTTCACTGATACAGGGCAAAGGGTTTTTGAGCGAAAACGAACAGGCGATTAATGATAAAAAATTAATCGCTCTTTCGTCGGGTTTAAATCCTAGCCAGTTAACTTACGATTTGCGCGAAAAGTTTGCGGCAGCCAGAGAACGCGATGCCGTCCGCATCGAGCGATACGAGCAGGACGCAACCGCAGACCGTAAAAAACAAATTGCACTGCAAAACCGAATCGCCGAAAGCTTGGATAAATTAAAAGAAATAGCGGAAAAAGAAGGATTGCAGGGCGTCATCCGAATTATCGACGAATCGAACGGCAAAGCGGACGTGCGGTCTCGCTCGGTCAAAACGCCGACGCCGCGACACACACAAGAATACTATGAACCGAATTTTTAACAGGTAATCTATGTCAATCAAAAAGAAATCTCAGACTTTTTTATCTCTGCTTCTAATCGAATCCGAAGCACTTTTGAGCGTCGGAAACATCATTAAAAATCAGCTAGAAAGCGAAAATGATTTGAGCGCAGAGCAAATCGAATATTGCCGCAATAACGCTATGACGCTTTTTGAATCAGTGAAAAATCTGTCGGCAGTCGGAAATTCGATTCTGAATCAATCCGAAGAAACGCCGCCGAACCAAGTCACGGATAAACGGCAAATCGTTCATTAAATCGGCATACCTTACCGCTAATTTTATTTCTGATAAATTCTAAATGGATGCGAAATAACGTCTCCAAATCACCTTTGAAAATCCAAAAACGGAATTGTTGCAAGTCAATCGGACTTCACGTTTACGGCGGAAAGCTCATCAGACCTTACGCCTGGGCTGTCTTGACCGGTAACAAAAGCTAGTTAACGGGGCGGACGCTCTCCGCCCTGAATTTTTCATTTGCATATGGCGAGAGTTCGTATCTTTGTTAATGAAAACGATATTCCTCTCGCCTCACATTTAAATTTTCATTCAGAACTAAAAATTATGGCTAATCCTGTAAGTCTCACTATCAACGAATTATCGGCGAACGCTGCCGTCAGCCTGCCGACGGCGCAAAGCGTCGATACCAACGGAACGATTAATCTTCCGGCGAACTCGCTCACGGATCGCCTGCTCATCGAAGTCGTCAACACCGACGACGCAGCTCTGACCGTCACCGTGAAAGCCGGAACTTCGGCAGTCGCTCACACGGCGCGCGATTTGGCGGTTGCTCTGGCAGCCTCCGGAGGCGGCGCGACGGCAAGCAGAATGATTGGACCTTTTGAATCGGCTCGCTTCGTCAAAGCGGACGGCTCGATTGACGTTCAGTTCCAGGCGGCAACCGGTTCGCCCGCGGCTTCGGTTCGCGTGTATCGTCTGCCCCGGCAAATCTAACCTTTAACAAACAGTGATAAGTGATAAGTGAATAGGGATTTTTCCTGCTATTTATCATTTATCACTTATCACTTTTCACTTAAATTTTATGTGGTTTAGACGAAACGACGAACAATTATTTGAAGCCGACGAATCGAGCGCAGAGTTCAAAATGATGTCGAAAAGCGGCGAATTTGAGCAGCTGCCGGAAGGCTTCAATCCTAACGATGAAATCGAATCTGATTCTCAACAGTCCTCTGTGGAAAACGCCGGAGAGGCGGGCGCTGCTGGACAAAACGGTGCAGCAAAGCGCGCTGGAACTCGAAAGCGAAATAAAGCAGGCGATTCTCAAGGGACCTAAAACCGGCAGAACCTATCGCCGCGGACGGATTCTGAAAAAAGCGGCGGCGAAAAATCGCGGCTTTTATCGCGGTGAAAAAACCAGCTCGCGCTTTAAACGGGTTTTTAAAAGTTTGACGGATGAAAGATTCGTCGTCGGATTCGGTTTTCACCGCGCCAGTAAAAAGGGCGAAAGCCCGGCTCCCGACACCGGCGCTTTGGTCAACGCGACCAGGGCGCAGAAAACGGGCGAAGGGCGCGCGACCGTCGCCAACGGCAAGGGTTACGGTGAACTGCTCGACAATCCGGAAAAGCTCGACCGTCCTTTTTTTAAATCGACCGTCGAAAAATTCAAGGAAAAATTTAAGCAGAATCTTTCGGACACGATAAAGGAAAATTCCTGATGGCAAGATACGCAGACAAAGATTTACTCATTGCCGATTTCATTCCCGAGGCAAAATCGAACGCTGAAAAAGATGCGATTGGACGCATTTTAGACAGCGTTTCCGTGTTTGTCGACACTTATACAAAGCGGACGCCGGGTTATTTTTCGCCGTCGCCGGCTGAGCCTTCGATGAAGCGCGTGCGCGGCGAAGGCGAGCATTTCCTGCGCCTGCCGGTTCACGTCTTCGATTCGATTACCGAAATTAACGGCAATTCCTTTGAATCGCTTTCTACTTCGATTTACGAGTCCGAGAAAAACGGCTGGCTTTATTTCGAGACGGAAGAATTCGGGAACGAAAGCAGCTTTTCCGATTTGCCTTTCGAGTGCCGGCGCTGGACTGCAAATGCCGTTTTCAAAATCACCGCTCGATGGGGCTATGCGGTGACGCCGCTCGATTTAGCCGAAGCCGTCCGCCTGACGGTTTTGCGCGTCTGGGAGACGCAGAAAGGCACGCTCGGGCAAATCACGCCGGGCGGGTTTGTCGTCGAGCGCGCGATGCCGCCCTTGGCGAAGGAAATTTTAGACCGCTACAAGCGCAGGGAGTTTGAAATCTGATGGAAAAATTAACCACTCAGGAAGCCGTTGTCGTTATAGCATTTTTAATTTTCGCCGGATTTGTAGTCAGCCAACTGTTTCGATTTGCGCGATTTGTTGTCAGTGAATTATTAAAGTCTATTCGCGACGCCGGCGAATAAATATCGATGCCTAATCTCACGCCCGAAAAAGAACAGGAAATTCTCGACGCTCTGGCGGCGAAGCTCGCCGCCATCGAAGGCATCGACAATATCGTCACGGACGATTTTTATACCGATTCGAAACACGACGTGCTCGACCGGCTGACGGTGCAGAACTCGGACGACGAAACGGAAATCAAGTACTGCTATCTGACCTTTCAGAGCTTCGAAGATTCGACGACCGACGGCTGCGATGATAATCCGGTCGTGTTTCTGGTTTACAACGCTCATTTGATGTGGCAATACAAGCCGGCGCGGTCGGACGGCTCGACGCCGCAGAAAGACCTCAAAAGGCTCGTCATCAATCTCAGGAATAAGTTCCTGCAAAAGAACCGCACGCTCGCCGAAAATTGCGAACACCTACCGCTCAAACAGAATAATTTTATAATTCTCGGAGATGACCCGCTGACGGACGTCGAAGGTTATTACGTCGATTTGCAAATCAAAGTGGAAATCACTTAAACGCTCTTTATGAAACCTGAAAAGTCCTCACCTCAATCGAATATCGCCTTCGTCGGAAAAAAAGACGGCAGAGAGCCGATTCTTTCAATTACCAACGGCGAAACCGTTATTGTTTTGCCGACGGCGAACGCGCAGTCAAAGCCGTTTTATCACCCGAACGCGAAAACGATTGTTCGTCTTTTCCCGGAGCTCTATAAACCGGTCCGCCAAAGATAATGAAAGTTGTAATTTTCGAAGATTCAGCCGGCGAGTTTCGCTGGCACTTAAAAGCTCGCAACGGACGCAAAATCGCGGACGGCGGCGAAGGCTACAAAACCCGTTCCGGCGCTCGTCGGGCAGTTCGCCGCGCGGCGCGCGCATTTGCTTTTGAAAATGTGCCAATCGTCGATAAATAGTCAAGTTCTTTCAAAATTCGGCGCGCGCTTCCGGAGAGAAGCCGAACGGGGTTTTTTACTCATCTTTCTCCTCGTGACATAACCGGAAGCAGTTATCTTTTCGGCTGATGATGCTCTGCGGCGCGCCGATTCGTTTTTTAGTCCTCACCTCTTACCTCTTACCATTTACCTCAAACTTATGGCATTCAACACTCAACGCCTCAAAAAAGCCTATTACGCTTTTTCCTCGATTTTCAAGCGCCAGCCCGCTTTCGGAACATCGCTCGCCGACGCCGATTTGGATTCGCGCCACAACTGCACGGTGACGTTTGAAGACGTCGTCGAGCGCGACACGATTTACGACTGCGGCGAAGAAGACGTTTTCGACGAGGAAACGACCGCGCAGCTCAAGCGCATTCGCCTCTCGTATGCTTCGATTACGCCGCAGCGCCTGTTCGGCTGGATTTGTATGCTGCTGAGCGCCGTCGCCGCGCCGACCGGAACTCCCGCCAATAAAGTCGTCACCGTGACGATTAACGCGACCGGCGGAACCTTTACGATTACCGTCACGCTCGAAGGTCTCACTTTTACGACTTCCGCATTAGCCTGGAACGCTTCGGCAGCGACGGTGCAATCCGCGCTGGAGGCGTGCGACTGGCTCGCCGGAAACATTACGGTCGGTCTCGCCACTTTGGTTTACACGCTGACTTTCGTCAACGATTTGGCGAAAACCAATCTGCCGGTTGTTACCACGACGCCCGGCGCGCTCACGGGCGGAACTTCGACGGCAGCCGTCGCCGTGACGACGCCCGGCGCGAACAAGTTTCACGCCGCGACGCGCTCGACCGACGACGCGCTGGCGAAAACTTCAATCGGCTGCGGCTACGAAGGCAATACGGTCGACCCGGAGAAATTTTATAACTGCGTCGTCGAATCGATTGTCATCACGTTAAACCGCCGCAAAGTCGTGACGGTCGAAGTCGTTCTATTGGGACGCTTCACGCCGTCGGATATGGACAGCTTCGACGTTCCGGACTGCGAAAATCTGCCCGCTCTGAAAGGCGCGGAATGCCTCGTCAAAGTCGATGGCGAATTCTTGCGCGAGGAATTCTGGAACGCGACGATTACGCTCAACAACCAGGTTCCGACCGGCGACGACGCTTTTCCGTTTTCCGGCACCGAAGTCGCCACTCTGGAGCGCGGCGACAAGCCGACTTATCCTATTTCGATGCAGGTTTTAGGCTCGGAAGGCGACGCCGTGCACACGCTCTGCAAAGACGGCACGAAAGCGCCGATTGAGTTTTTGCTGGGCTTGCCGGGCAATCGCGCCAGTTTGATTTTCCCGAACGTGCTGCTGAAATTCGCCTCGAATCCGAAAGTCTACGTCGGCGAGCTGCGCCGCTCGGCAATCGCCATCGACGCGAACCCGCACAAAGATGCGACGCTCGGAACGCCTTTGAAAGCCGAAGGCTATCTCGACCAGACCAGCGCGTTTTTAACCACTTAATTTCATCTGGGTAGGTGAAACGGCGCTTGACCGACGCTGTCTAATATCGGTCACTCAACAACCTCAAAAGGAGAATTTTTTTTAATGACCTCAGAAACGATTAAAGTTTCAGTTACCTACGGAAACACGATTACATTCTTTTTACGGATGATTGGCATTGCCGAAGAGTCACAGCTTCGGCAAAAAATGTTTGGACTCACCGAAGCGGAAAAAGCGGAAAAGCAATATCAATTAAACGTCGATATGCTCGCTGATTTATCGGTTCAAATGCCGGACGGGATGTTTCCAAACAAACCTAAAGAATTAGGTCCAGGAACTCAGCCGACTTACATCGAGAATTTTTCGACGCCGGCGGAAGCAGTCAGAGCTTTTTTTGAAGAGCAAAGCGTCACTAAAGAGCGCACGGCTTATTTCGCCGTCAACGCATATCTTGTCCGTCTCCAGCCCGAAGAAAGTTTTTTATAGCTTTTAGAGAAACCTGCAGCGCGTTTCTCTATAACTCGATTGCCGAATCGACGCTGCCGCCCGAATACGACGAATGCCCTTCGGTTTGCGCTTTCGGCGAAGCCAAATCCTGCCGCAACTGCCCGGTCAAAGCCGAAAGAGAAACTTTTGAGGAAAACTTAAAAGAAAATCTCCGGACGCGTCTCGCGGGCAATTGGAACAAATACTCGCTGGAAAGTCTGAAGCAGACCGTCATCGACGTTTCGGAAATCGAATCGACCGATTCACGCGACTGGACAATCACGACGGACCGGCTGGTCAAAATCCTCAAAAGCGAACGTGCCAGAATCGAGAGAATCGAAAGATTCAACAAAAAGAAGCCCGAAAACCAATGATGAATATCGACGCCAACGCTCGTGCTCGCGCAAACGCTCGTATCCGTCGGAGCTTTGTGCTTTGTGGTATGCGGATTATTTTTCGTCTGTTTACGATAAGCCGTTCTTTGTTTACCCGTGCGTGAATTTTTGCGGCGAGTTTCATTTGACGAGCCAGGAATAAATTACTATGTCGCGATTTTACGGAATTCAACTCGATTCGATTTATCTCACCTCGGACGGCACGGCGATGGGCGACGCCTGCAAACTGCAAGTAACGAACGCCGCCGCTTTAATGCTTCCATTCACGGGCGTAACCATTCCGGCAGCCGACGGCACGCCCGTCACGCAAATACTCGAATCCGACAAAGGAATCCCGTTTGAAATCAAAATCAACGTCCTGACGGCGGACGTCTGGGAAGACGTGAAATCGCTCATCATCACCGCTTTGGAAAATTCCGACACAATTGAAATTGCAGCCGCCGGAGACGCCGGAGACTTTACCGTTTCGGCAGAGCCGGTTCTGCCGCAGCCTTTCGCTTTTGACTCGTTTATCAACGACCGGATCAAGGGCATCACGCTGCGCTTTATGACCGCTTAAAAATCACAAAAAAGGAATTTTCAAGAAAATGTTCAAACGCTTCGTTAATTTTTTCAGAGCTCTTTTTCCGTTTCTTTTCGCTTCACAACTTTCACCGCTGTATCGTGCGCCCGCCGGTTACCGGCTTTCCCTCGACGACCTTAAAGGAATGTTTCCGCATCTGGCGTACGGCGGCGCGCATTCGTTCAGAGTTCCGTATCGCTCGAACGGCGCTTCGCGTCGGCGCAAATCGAACCGTCTCAGAATCTCGAAAATGACGCGCAACAAACACCGCTAACCCTATGTTAAATATCAGCAATTTCCTCCGCAACAAGCTGCTCGACAAAGCCGTTTCCGGGACGAATTTCACGCCGGCGACGAATCTTTTTATTCGGCTTTTCACGACGACGCTCGACCGCGACGCGGTGGGCACGGAACTGGACAATCTGGGTTATACGCCGCTTCAGGTGACGAATAACCTGACGAACTTTCCGGCAGCGAGCGCGGGCGCGAAAGAAAACGCCGTGCGTTTCGATTTCGACCCGGCGGAGGAAGATTGGGACCCGGTTCTCGCCGTCGGCTTATTCGACGCTTCGAGTGGCGGAAATCTCTATTTTTATCAAAACCTCGACGACGCGCTCCAAATCGACGACGAGCAGAATCTTTATTTCGACATCGGCGACATCAGCTTCTCGCTTGAGTAAAGAGCAATGATTAATCAACTCACCTTAGTTTATACGGGCGGCAGTCTTTCCGGCGCGACGAGCGGCGTTATCTATGTGCCGATTATGAAGGACGGCACGCTCAAAGCGGTGGACGTTAAAACGGACGAGAACGTTGTGGGCGCGAATGCCGTTTTTGCCTTATATAAAAACGGCGTCGAAATTTCGGGCGCGGGCGTGACGATTAACATCGGCTCGAAAATCGGCACGACCACCGGCTTGAACGTGGCGCTCGTCAAAGGCGACGAGATTGTTTTGAATCTCGTCTCGGGCGGCGTCTCCAGCCCCGTCACGCTGAATCTCGACGTAGACGACGGGGAAACGGCGGGCATCGCTTCAGCCGCTTACGGCGTGGACGTGCCGCCGTCGTCGCCGACGGTTCAGGACGAAGAATTCGACGATGCAGGAGCGGTCAACGCGCTGTATACCATCACGCCCGGCTCAGGCGTCTCTTATGATGTCAATACGACCATTCCTTCGCATCTTTACGCTTATTTTCCGGGCGCGAGCAAAACGCTGCATCTGGAGTTTAATTACGCGCCGGTCGGCGATTTTTCGCTGACGGCGAAAGTCAGCTTTCAATGCCGCACGGCGGCGAGCTACGCCGGGTTTATCATCAGCGCCTACAGCTCGGACGAGCTGAACGCCGTCCGAGCTTTCTGGCAGAACAACAACAATCCGATTATCGGCGTCGACAATCAGGACTCCGGAAGCTGGTCTTTTTTCGCCGTCAGCGAAATCGTCTCGGCGAACGTCACGGAAATCGTGCTGCACCTGCAGCGCGCTTCGGATTCGTGGACGACTTGGTTTTCGCTCGACGGCGGAAAAACCTTTCTGCGCGCCGGTTCCTCGTTTATCAATAAATTGCTGACGGTTCACCACGTCGAGATAGATTTTCAGACCGGAACGCAGCCGGAAAAGGTCGTCGGAACGATTGACTGGATTCGCCGCAACTGGCGTTTGTTCACCTGATAAATGAGCTTCATCAATGCGTCCAATCAGCGATATGTCACCAATCCGCGCGGTGAATTGACTTTTGAAGCAGCTTTCGGCGGCAGTCTCTCGCCGCAGGTTTACTCGCCGTCCGTGGCGGGCGCAGCCGATTTTCAGGCGGTTTTTGCGGGCGAATTCCGCCCGCAAGTCGGCGGCAGCCGGCGATTGAATTTTCGCGTTCAATCGGCAGGCGAAATCATCCCGCGCGTCCGGCTTTATCTGGAAGAGCCGGAGCCGATTTTAAACGAAATCAGCCCGACCGCTTTTCAAAATCAAAAGCTCAAAGCCCGCCTTCTGGTAAACGGCGTCGAAACAAAATACAAATCTTTCAATTATCAAAAACCGCGCGGCGCGAGCGGCGCTTCGCTCTCCGTCGAAATGGCACGCGCCGATTTGTCGCTTTTGCCCGAAGGCGCGTCATTCACGTTTCAAATCGGCAAAAAAGTCGCGGGCGTTTACGAGTGGCATCCCTTAATCGAAAACGCCGCGCTCGATTCGCGCAGCTACGCGCTCGCTTATTTAAACGACCGGCTGTCGTTTTCGACGGTCGCGCCGCTCGACGATAAACTTTCACTTTGCCCGCGCAGCAATTGCGTTTATTACGGCGGCGGCTCCAGCGAAATCGATTCGGCGCAGGCTTCGCGTCCCGAATTGGAAGAACCGCTCTACGACAATCTCGGCAATCAAATCAAGACCAAGTTCGTCTATAAAAGCGTTTTATCGCTTTACTTTTTATTTAATGAAGCTTTCGTCAAAGGCTGCGGTTTCGATTCGTTCGAGACGAACATTCCGAATTTCGAAGTTTCGCGCTGCGAACTGTCGATAACGTCTTCTTATCTCGATTCGGTCGCGCCTTTAATCGGCGTTTTCGAGCCGGTTTTCTTCGCCGTCGGCAATGTCCTGTGGATCCTGGATAAAACGGCGGCGATTCCGGATGATTTCACGCCGAACGCCATCAGCCCTGCGCGCTTTACGAGCTTTCAATCATCGCAGCCGTCGCGCGCGCCGCTGGACGGCTACGTGCTCGAATTCGTGCAAAGCTCTTCGGAAGCCAATTACTACACGACGCGCATCGAGCAGCTGCCGACCGAAGAGACCGGACAATTCGGCGACGATAATTTTACGCAGACCGACACGACGAGAACCTATAAAGAATGGCGGCACACCGACAATCCGGACGTCATTTTAAAATCGGCGCTCATTTCCGAAGTTCGCGAAACGCGCGACGGAGTGACGCTCATCGGGCGTGATACGGAAACGCATACTTTTGACGCCGCGGGCAAAAGAAAATCGTCGCGGCGCGTCATCGAAGCCCTGGTGCCGGATTTGGCGAACGCCGGCAATCCTTCGCTGCTTACCGTGCGCGACGAGGTGCAGCAGATTTATTACAAAACCGATTCGCGCAATATCCGGAGGCTTTTGCAGGACAGGCAGGTCACGCAAACGCGCGGGCTGATTGCGACCGACGCCGAAAATCCGTATTTCGGAGCCGATTTCAAACAGGATTTTTTAGAAGCGCACAAAGCCGGAAACTTGAACGTCGATATGACATCGAGCTTCGGCGCGATAAAAACCGTCACCGAAAGCCTGCTCACGCTCGGCGGCGGGCAGGTGCAGATAAAAGTCAACACCGTCGACCACGTGCGCGGAACTACCGTTAATTCCATTTCGGAAATTAAAACCGGCGACGTCGGTTTGAATGCTTCGGTGCCAAAGCAGAGAAAGCTCGTCGTCTGGCGCGAGGGCGTCGATTTGACGGCGAAACGCGGCGCGCGTCTCGCGGCGTTCAACGCGGGCGATCTGCCCTTCCGGTTCGCTTTGCCGCTGGTCGAGCGCAAACTCGCGCGCGAAACCGACCAGCCGGACAACGCTTCCATCGAGATTTTAGGTTTCGACGAATCCTGCGAGCGCGGCGTATTTTTCGCGGTCGAGGGACGCGGCGGCGCGGATTTGGGAATTTATCTGACGGAAGGCTTAAACGTTTCCGGCGCGTACGGCGCGCCCATTACGACGACGATTGATGCCGGGCAAATTTAACGTTGATGTAAAAACTTGTTTACACAGCCATAACGCAACTGCTATAGTTAAAAAGCCGCTTTATTCCCGAGCGGTTTCTTTAATGCCTCTCAAAAAGGACGCCCACAATGCCATCATCGTTTTATTTTGATGAACCTTTTGCCAAACAAACTTTTTCGCCTGAATCATGCGTTTCGGCATCAACTGAAATCGCCGTTTTTAAACACGTCCCGGCGCTCGACGGTCTGCGCGCCGTCGCCGTGCTGCTGGTGATGCTTCTGCACGTCGGCGCGTTCTTTCCGGAATTCGCGGGTTTCGCCAAATTCGGCGGAATGGGCGTCGATATTTTTTTCGTCCTGAGCGGATTTCTGATCACCTGCGTTTTACTCAAAGAACACAATAAAACGGGCGGCATCAGCCTGAAAAACTTTTACGTCCGGCGCGGCTTGAGATTAATGCCGGCATATTGGTTTTTTCTCATCGTTTTATATACGAGCGGCTCGCTGCTGCTCTCCGCAGAGAGGGCAAATACGACTTACGCCGGCGGCAATTTCATTTACTCGTTTTTTTATCTGACGAACTGGATTTCAGCCGCGGCGCCGGACAATGTGACGGGCGCATTGACGCATACCTGGTCGCTCGCCGTCGAGGAGCAGTTCTACGTCCTTTGGTCGCTGCTGCTGTTTGTTTTCTTCCGGCAAAAGATGACGCGCTCGCAGTTGTTTTACCTGACTTTGTTTGCCGTCGGCGCATTGGCTTTCGGTCGGGCGCTGAGGGCGTCGACGGGGGGCGCGCCCGGCAGC